AGTAATATTACTAGTAATATTACTACTTACTCCCCCCCCTTAAGGGGGGAGGTAGTAATATTACTTTAGTAATACTCATAAGGGGATAGGATTGTTAAGGGAAGGGGGTTGAGGGATGGAAGACAAGGATGCTCCACTTTCGGAGTATGACAGGAAGTATATTCTAAGGAAGACAGCCTCAAAGAAGAAGCAGCAAGCCTTCCTGGTTGCGTATGAGGAGTGGGGGACGATACGGAAGGCGTGTGAGATCGCGGGGATAACGAGAGCGGGGCTGTGGCACTGGCAGCAGGATCCTGAGTTTGCGCGGCAGGCGGATTACGCCCGTCAGTCGTTTGCCGAGTCTCTTGAGGGATTGGCGCTTGAGAGGGTAAGGAACCCGGATAAGAATCGTGGCAGTGATGTTTTGCTCATTGGGTTGTTGAACGCGAACATGCCTCAGAAGTACCGGCCTCAGTTTGCCATGAGTGAGGATTCCGCGAAGGAGTTGATCCTGGAGTGGAGGAAGGCGGCGAAGGACGTGGGTAAGGGACGCGTGGAGGAGGAGAAGCTGCCTGTGACGGTAGAACGGACGCTATCCGAGATCCTAGAGAGGCGGAAACATGCCCCTGAGAAGAGGGAAGAGCCGGAAGGCGATTAGCCAGAATATACGGACGCTGAAGAAGGAAGGGCGGCCTCAGAAGCAGGCGGTCGCTATAGCAATGTCCAAGGCAAAGAAACCAAGGAGGAAGACATGACAGTAGCCACAGGGGACGATAAGTGCGAATGTGGGGACGAGTGCACGTGCGAAGAGGATCAATGCGACTGTAACGGAAAGTGCGGAGACACGGGGAACGGCAGCCAGGAGTGACCACCACAACGAAAGGACCGGACTTACGTGACTACCTTTTTCAAAAGGTTGGTTTCGCTCCTACGGACGAGCAGAGGGTCATCCTCGACTCGCCCTACCGGTTCAACCTTGTCGCAGGCGGAGAGCAGGCAGGAAAGTCCCTCATCGCCTCGAAATACCTCCTCGCCCGATTTGCCGAAACGGAAGCGCGAGGACTCTACTGGCTCGTTGCGGCGGATTACGAGAGAACACGGGCAGAGTTCGAGTACCTCTTACAGGACTTCTCCGCCCTTGGAATCCTCAAGGAGGCGTCGAAGCGGGTCGATCCTGGGCATCTCACTCTTGCTGATGGAACCAGAATTGAGACGAAAAGTGCTAAGGACCCTCGAACCCTCGCTATGCGAGCCCCCAACGGAATACTGGGATGCGAAGCCTCCCAGCTCGACATCGAGACGTTCTTTCGACTGATGAGCAGGTGCGCCCCCAAACGGGGGTGGATGTTCCTTGCCGGGACGTTTGAAGGATCACTAGGATGGTATCCCCAGATGTTCACGGCGTGGGCGTCAGGTGCGGAGAAGGATGCACGGGCATACTCTCTGCCAAGCTATACGAATATACATCTGTATCCGGGCGGGGAATACGATCCCGAGATACAGAGACTTAAAGAGGCGTCGAGCGATGACTTCTTCATGGAACGGATCGAGGGGAAACCCTCACCCCCCAAAGGGCTCGTGTTCCCGGAGTTCCGTCCCGACGCACATATAAGCGAGGTTGAATATGAACCAGGTGAACCAGTCCATATCTGGATGGATCCGGGCTATGCTGGAGCGTATGCCGTGGAGGTCGTCCAGGTCATCGGAGAACAAATCAGAGTTATTGACGAAATCTACGAGCAAGGACTCGTTACAGACGACATTATCGACGTCGCCCGGTCCAGAAAGTGGTGGCCCGACGTCAAGTTCGGAGTTATCGACATCGCCGGAACCCAGCACCAGGCAATGGCAGCCCCCGCAGAACTCTGGCTCGACCGAACAGGGCTCTACCTCTCGTCGCAGAAGATCAAAATCAACGAGGGAACGGAAAGGCTCAAGGGATGGCTCAAGATAGACCCCAAAACCCACGCCCCCCGTATCGTGTTCAACCCGAAATGCTCGGGAATACTCTCCGAGTTCGGGTCAGCACCCAATCCGTTCGACGGGCAGACCAAGGCGTACAGGTGGAAAACAGATAGGGAAGGGAATATAGTTGGCGAAATCCCCGAAGACAAGTATAATCATGGCGTAAAAGCTGTGATCTACGGCCTCATAGACCGATTTGGGTACGGCTACGTCGAAGGACGGCACCGAATCCACGTAAAAAGGTGGGTGTAGATGGCACGAAGAAAGCCGGAAGATATCGTCGCACTGGTGGAGGGGCATTACGATGCCACCGAACCACTGCGCCAGAGGATGCAGGACGACCACGCCCTGTATCGACTCGAACCGTTTGACGCCGGTGAGGGATACCAGTCCTATACGTCTAACGATCCGCAAACCTATGCGGAAAAGGTCATAGGATGGGTGTCCGGCGCGGAAATGACCGTTCGCATACCCCACGACGGGGCGGATTCGGAGCTTCGCGAGAAGAACGACCAGAAAGAACGGTTTCTTATTGGTGTTTTGGCAGCCGCAGACGAACGGCTCTGCCGGTTAATGCTTCCAACACTGCGTGACCAGCTAGGATGGTACGCAGCAATACGGGGATGGTACGCAGGACGAGCCCTTCTCGCCAAACGTGAGGACGGAACCACATATGTGGACATCACGCCGTGGGATCCGCTCCATACGTACTGGGGTATGGGACCCGATGGGCTCGAATGGATATGCTACCGAGTTCCGAAGACCAAAGATCAGATATTTTCTCAGTATAATGTCAAAATTGACTGGGAAACATCGAACTACGTGGACGGCATAGACGTCTACGACTTCTACGATAAGGAAATGAACACGATCCTTATCCATAACGGCTCCTCAACGACGCCGTTAATCCGTGTTATCAAGAAGCAGACACAGCACGGTGCCAATCAGGTGCCTGCTTTCCTCGGACCCGTCGGGGCGAACCCCTATATCGTGGCGCTTTCACAGTCCACGATGCAGGACACCATCTCCGATGTCGGCGAGTCCGTGTTCCGTTCTACACGGGACCTCTATCCGAAGCATAATTTGATGATGAGCACACTTCTTGAGCTGACCGCACGGTCACGACGGCAGGGACTCATCGTTCGATCCCGTGACGGGATGAAATCACTCGACGAAGACCCCTATTTGGAGGGCTCCGAGATATCCCTGGCACAAAACGAGAACGTCGAGCCCCTGGGATTGCTTGAGATGGCAAAAGAGACAGGCGCTTTTATGAGCCTCGTCTCAGGAGAGATGCAGCGCGGCTCCGTGCCGCACTCCGTTTACGGAGAACTGCCGTTCCAGCTATCCGGGTTTGCGATCAATACGCTCCGGCAGGGAGTGGAGAACGTCATCAACAAGTACCTCCGCGCAACGGAGAGGGCGTACCAGATGATCTTCAATTTGATAGCGGACCAGTACGCAGAAGGATCGTTCAAGTCGATGGAAGTGTCGGGTATGGACAGGAATCGTATCTACTTCACCGAAGAGATAAGCCCAGACACCTTGAAGAACACGGGCTCACCCGTCGTCAACCTTGTGGGACAACTGCCACAGGACGACATGACACGGTTCTCGATGGCACAGATCGCACGAGAAGGCCCGACGCCGCTCCTGTCTGACAGGGCAATACGGGATCGTATCCTTGCGATACAGGACGCAGACCAGATGGAGGATTCTATCAAGGAGCAACTGGCCGAGAGGATGCTGCCCGAAGCAGCGCTCTGGAGTCTCCTCCTTGCCTCAGAACGGCAGGGACGGGACGATCTCGTTCAGTTCTACACCAGTGAACTGATGTCGCTCCTTATGAAGAAACGACAAGAAGCCGAGGCTTTATCCGCAGGACCGCCACCTCCTCCTGTTGGAATGCCCGGACCTCCCGGCCCTCCTGGCGCAGGCCCGTTAGGCCCCATCCCCTCGGGACCGCCACCTCCAGGAGGGCCACCAATGATGAATCCAGCGGTGATGCCCGACGCAATGATGGGCGTCCCGCCTCCTATGCCCATGCCGCCACAGGGACCGGCGGTGCCACCAGGCACCCCACGACCGGGCGCTCAGGGAGGTATGTAAATGGCAGTGTTTGACGGCATACTTGAGGTTGCGGGCAACTGGTGGAAGGGAGTACCTGCGCCTATCTACTTTGATATGTATCAG